TATTTGTTTCGGAACCGGTTTTTGGACGAGAGCGGCAAAATCCTTTTGCCGATTGCTCAAATTGTTATCGAACTCACTGCGCCTTTGCGCAGATAATTCGCCGGCGGTCACAGGCACATTCGCAGGCACAGGCACATTCGCAGACGCAGGCGCCTGTTTCATCGCATAAATCCGTTGGGTCATACTGACGAGGACACGCTTGTTTTTGGCTTTTTTGCTACCATTTGATGCTTCGTTCTCTCGAATCACATTTTCGAAGAGTTGTTTCACGTTCTCTACCGTGTTTGGGGACAGTCCTTGGAATGTTCCGTTAGTATACATCAAATCCCACAGTACGCCCTTGTTTTCTACACTGGCGAATCCATCTGCGCCGACATTGTTCTTCTCCGCATGCTCTAATTTAATATTATTTGGCATTTATACCCATATAATATGAAATCTTTGTATAGTTTTTCATATACCTGGTTTATTGTATAACAGGTTTGTTGAAATATTCGCCTCGAAGATGTTCCATTTCGGCATCAGATATGCGATGTGTTAAAAAATACGATGGATCATGCTTGCTTTCGAGTATGCTTATAATCATATGTAGACAATACATCCCGCATTCAGTGTCGCTTTTCTGATGGGTCTTGTCGTTCACAATTTTTTTAAAGTCCATACCCATATTTTTTCCCTGTGACATAATACGATTCATCAGCGCGGTTACTTCTTTTGGTGCTGGTTCACCGGTGCTATCGAAGAAAAATATCTGATTGTTGATGGCATCGACAAACAGCGATATCCAGTGGGAACCGCTTGAATAATGTGGGTCCGTATTGAAAATAATCCCCATTTTTGTCTTCTTATCCGTTATCTGCTTCTTCAAATCGAACTCGCACAGTTCTTTCCACACACATTCTCCATCCCTAACGTGGTTGTCAAAGTCAATTGGTGATGGTCCCAAGAAGATAAAGTTTTTATGCTTTGCCTCGTATTGTGTCATCACTTTCTGAATGTCGACGCTCGATAGCCACTCATTCGGGTTTTGGAGCCACGTTTTTGGTGAATCGGGTGCAAATGTGTAAGTCTTTAGGTCACTTGATAGATTATTTTTTGCGAAATTCTGCCGAAGCCAGCATTTTTCCGTGTTGCAAACATTCGACATGCTATTCTTTAACGCACTCCAAATCTCCTTGTTACCCGTTTCTTCGATTTCAGCATCCGGGTGGCGTGCGTTCCAGAGCATCTTCAGTTTAATCAGTGCTTCGCCATCGTAGCATGTAAAATCATTGATTGACTTGCCGGCACTACACTTCGCCTTTTCAAATATTTTTTTACCTTGCTTGCTTTGCTTGCTTTGCTTGCTTTGCTTGCTCTGCTTGCCTTGCTTGCCTTGCTTGCTCTGCTTGCTTTGCTTGCTTTGCTTCCCTTGTTTGCTCTGCTTGCTTTGCTTCCCTTGTTTGCTCTGCTTGCTTTGCTTCCCTTGTTTGCTCTGCTTGCCTTGTTTATGCGATATGCGTGTTCCATTTTTCATAGTTTTTCCGTTTTTCATTGTCCTCCCCATCTATTATGTATTCAGATTTTCTTTTCTTTATTGACTTCCTTTTCTCTCTTCATTTGTTTATCCTTCTTTGATTGGATGCCCTTCAAGCGAAGTTCATTCGTCTTCAGATTGATGTTTCGTCGCTGGGGGTGTTTCACGTCCTTTCTGATATTTACTGTCTTGGAGGTTACGAAGTTGTCAAGCGTAGGCGGTGTATCGAGTTTTTCGAAAAGGATTTCATTTGCCTGCCCAATGTTAAAATGTTCATTGTTGGTGCCGTCTTTTGTGTCCTCTGCTGCACCGTCGTATTCGTTCTGTAATATCTCCGTCCTGTCGCTCATCTGGAAGTATTGTATGGCCGCCTTAACATACTCATCGTGCGCTTCTGTGACGCTATTGTTTGCTACATTACCACGCATAATCTCGCGACTAAGTGCGCTAATTCGCTTTCTATAGAACTTTACATCAGCGTTTGAGAGAGAAACATCATTCTCGTTGTCTTCGTTTTTTGTGCGGTTAATCCCTGTCTGATATACTGGATTCAATAAATACTCCAATGTAATGTTATCTGTATTATTTGTATTACTCGCATTACTTGTATTACTCGCATTATTTGTATTACGTGTATTACCAGACGACGTCATTACATTATTATACACTAAAATATAGTAATCTAATCTAATCATCCTTTATCGAACACTATCATCACTAACACTATCTAAACGTTCTTGATTTGTTCGCGCGTGCTATTGTGAAACGTGTTGTGACCCACATTTTCGTGGTAGGGATTTGGGTTGAAGGGGGCTAGTTCTGGTTCCACAAAAAGTCCCATGTGGGGCTGTACCTCCACGCGGCCGCCAACCTTCACGTCATACAAATCGCTTTTCGAAGAAGGAATATAAACCGCCTTGTCGCAATTCTGGATCGCAAAGAATTGGTTGCGAAGGGTCGACTCATTATTAATGTTGGCCGCAAACCCTTCCCACGGTGCTTGGGCATTGCCGGGATTAAAGTTCATGGCCACACTGTGCGTCGGAACACGCTTAAGCGGAACCGTTGGCACATTGCGCCGATCGATGATAGACATATGGTCATATTTGGTCGATACGGGGCGAATGCTAAACTGTGGCTGTAAGGGTGTGGACGGAATATTTCTCTCTGATATGCGATTGTTCAATTCCATGCTTCTCTTCAAGTTGCAATTACGTCCGCCCTGTTCGACACCATATACTCCGGATTGTCCGGATTGTCCTGTCATTAGATTGTCCTGCATTAGCTTATATAATAGATATATTATTATAGAAACACCTAAAGGAAATATAACATTCTCATACAGCAAGGGCAGATGTGCGGGATATTCGGGGTCCTCAACAATAAAAAGACATTTGACGATGCCCTCATCAAAACCGCATTTGACAAAGGCACAAATCGTGGCCCCGAAGACTCGAAACTCGCACATTACAGCGAAAAATTAGTGGTCGGTTTCAAGCGACTTGCCATTAATGGTCTCAATTCCTTGTCGAGCCAACCCATGACGATTGGTGGAGTGACCCTTGTTTGCAACGGCGAAATTTATAATTACAAAGAACTATATGCCATGATGGGTATCACACCTACCACCGGTTCAGATTGCGAAGTGATTATTCGTATGTACAAGAAATACGGTTTCGAATACACGGTGGAAATGCTCGACGGTGTCTTTGCCCTGATGCTTCTCGATGAAAGCGATATGAGCACCGACCCTGTATTCCACGTCGCCCGCGATCCTTTTGGTGTGAGACCGCTTTATGTGTTGGAGGTTAACGACAACAATAATCATTCTACACAGGACAACGCTAATAGTAATCGCGGTTACTCGACGACCAGTGCAAAGACAAAGACGGGCGCGAATGATTGCATTGTCACCACAGAGCGGATAGTTGCCATTGCCTCAGAGATAAAGATGCTTGTCCCTTTCACCGGTTCGTCGGGCCAAATGAAATGGTGTCAAAGCGATGTGAGTTCGGTTCCCACCAATCGCAGAATCTATGCCAATCAAAAAACGTATTCAATCAAACCTTTTACGCCAGGGACATTTTCGTCATATTCAAAATCATTTCTTGTGAACTCCGAGTGGCAGCAATATGTGGCAAACAAATGCTTCTTCAAGGTGAGTCCGCCTAAATCTCTTGTGTGGAGCAATGCGAGCGACGAAAACACCGGCAGCCACAAACTCGCGCTGCAAGGCATCTTCAACCATCTCGACGAGGCCGTAAGAAAGCGCGTTGTGGGCACCACGGAACGTCCCATTGCGTGCCTGTTATCGGGGGGTCTCGATAGCAGCATCATCACCGCGCTTGTAAATAAACATCATACTGGGGCGGCGGAGTTGAAAACATTTAGCATTGGAATGAGGGGGTCGGAGGATTTGAAACACGCGCGAATGGTTGCCGACCATTTGGGAACGGACCACACGGAAATTATTTTTGGTCCAGATGAGTTGTTTCAGGCGATTCCGGAAGTAATTGAAATGATTGAAAGTTACGATACCACAACCGTGCGCGCGAGTGTTGGAAACTACCTGATTGGCAAATACATATCCCAAAATACCGATGTGAAGGTGGTCTTCAACGGTGATGGTAGCGATGAAGTGACCGGCGGATATCTGTATTTCCTGAAAGCACCCGACAATCTCGCGTTTGATAAGGAATGCCGACGTCTTGTGGCAGACATTCACATGTTCGACGTGCTTCGTTCGGACCGGTGTATTTCATCGAACGGACTCGAACCACGAACCCCGTTTTTGGATAAGAACTTCGTAGATTACTTTTTGAGTCTTCCTATTGAGATGCGAAACCCGTGTTCAAACAAGATGGCGCTGCTTGAAAATCGCGTGTGTGAAAAGTATTTGCTGCGTCAAGCAATTATCGAAACGAACCCGTCCCTCTTACCGGAAAGCATTGTTTGGAGAACCAAGGAGGCGTTCAGCGATGGCGTGTCAGGCGATGAAAATTCATGGTATGAAGTGATACAGAAGAAGGTTGAAATGATGAAGTTCGATGACCCGAGCTCATGGACGCACAATACCCCACAAACACTCGAACAAACCTACTATCGCACCATTTACGAATCGTTGTTTCCCGGAACCGCGAGCAATATCCCGTATTTTTGGATGCCGAAATTCGTAAAAGCCGAGGATTGTAGTGCGCGAACCCTCGAGATTTACTCTCAGCGAAAAAAACGAAACAAGTGAAGAATAAGATATGAATTGTAGTATAGTTTATAGTATAATTTATATCTTAAGAATCTCTATAGCAATGTTGGATTATCTAGTATCATTGACAAAGGAGCAATGGCATCAAAAACTATTTATCTATGGACTTTATGTATCATACATTATTTTTGCAGTAGCCATTACAGGCGTCATGTATGTTTCGCCAGACGACTTGGTTCTTCTGCGGTCTATGCTGACCTATTATGTTTGCGGATTTATTTTGTTGCGTTTCAATCCGTTTATTAGACGACGCGTCGTTGTAAGTAAAACAGAGGCGGAGTTTGAGCGGCGTATTGTTTTCTCTTCGGCTATTTTCTTGCTTTTGACAACATCCATTACCAATTTATCATTGGCATATCTAAAGCAAGAAATAGATAATACGACTATGGCTACACCTATGAAATATGAAATATGAAATATGAAATATGAAATATGAAATATGAAATATGAAATATGAAATATGAAATATGAAATATGAATTACAATCATTTATTCTTTCGCGTGCCTCCTTTTACACGGTGTGAGCGGGAACGACGACGCCTCCTTGTCTTCGGGACAATTTCGCCATTGTTGAAAAACTCTTCCAAATGGATCATGATTGTTTTACTGATAATTTTATCGACATCTTGTTCAATATCTTCTTTGGGAACCGCTGTATAGTTGTATCGTTTCATGAACTTCTCAATGGTCGCGATGAAATCATCTTTGTCCTCGAGTGCGATGTAATTTGCGCCAGCGTTTGCCTGTGTATTCATGTTATCGTAGTATCTCTCCGCCATCTCCCGAAATGGCATATTGTATACATACGGCTTCACGTTGATGTAAAACACATTGGGATGTTCCATCAGTGGATGGTATTGATCGTCCAGAAAACATATTTCCGCATCAGGTTGTATCTTTGTACATCGGATTAAATCCTTCACACTTTTACCGTGTGATGTTCGCGACATTTCAACAACCTTGCCGTGAATTTTGAACGCCGCAATGATGCGGTCGAACGTTTGTTCGCCAAGTTTTTCGTCAAAATATCTGCTTATCATTCGTGCCCAACTTTTTGGACCTTGATTATTTGTGTAAATCATCAAACGGTTGCATCTACCCTTTCGCTTTTTATCAAGAAGATACTTGAGAATTGTGAGTATGTTTGGTCGTAAAAAATCGGAAAATAAGTCTACAACTTCATAGAAATGTTTCTCTGGAATATCGTCTCCATGATAGTCTTTTAATGCGTCCCAAAAAATACCCAATTCCACGAAATTACCCAGCGTTTCATCAAGGTCAAATACGACTATCTTCTCCTTCGAAACGCCATTAGACATATTATTAATTTAGAATATAATAAAAATCAAATGAACAAATGAATAAATTAATGAATTAATAAAACGATTTTTATCATATAATGTCTCTATCTCTCTCTATACCGTGGTCCTTAAGAGAGTTTGAGATTCTCGAACGAATCAAGAGCATCATTTATTAGTAACGAACTCATGATGTGTGTCGCCACTAGCGAACGCGATATCCTCTGTTTTGAACGAAATTGGACGGAATTGTCCTTTATAGGCACAATCTCTCCCAAACCGAGCGTTGTATTGATAATAATCGAGAAATATAAATAATCACTAAATCCTCGTTCATCAATATTGGACAGTCCATTAAATATCGATTTTTCCTCTTTGTCAAACGCCTGGTAGATTAACGCAAATACTATGATTAATGTAATGTTGACTGTGAACCAGAGCATTGTGTTTTGCAATATATATGTATACGTTTTGGCAGGTTTTGCCAATATAAAAAAAGGATGTTTCAACATATATCTATCGGGATATTAAAATTAAACATTTATTTTATTATGTATATATATCCATAATGGATTTGTCCAAAAATGACTATGCCAAGATATTAGAATATTATAAATTGGATCCCAAATCATATGAAAAAGACAAGCTTCAAAAGAAAGCGGAACAATTGCTGGCAACAAAACTTTGTCGTTGTATTAAAAAGGTTAAAACAGGTGAGCGCCAAGCAATTGCCATTTGTCGTAACAGCGTCCTGAAAAAGAAACATCTTCGAAACTTTGGATTCACTTGTAAGAAACGGGCTAAATTTGTACCAAAAAAGGGCAGCAGTAAAAATTTAGTAAAACTCAAAAAATCTAAAACTCGTCGCATTAGAAAATGAAAAATTGGTGTCAATCATTGAGATAGTTCATTGCGGACAACAATACCTGTTCCTGGTTGGATAACTTCTGAAATATCAAACAATCACCCATTTTGAACTGAAAATGCCGATTCATATTGTTTTTACATACAATATAAATTCCATCATCTATTTTCACGTCGCACACAAAGCCACCTGTGGTGAGTTTGGCGATATTTGTGTTCTTCAATGGAATCCACCGAACATATGCCCCGAAATTCAATTCGGGCAATTCGTCGATATATCTGTAGTGTTTGAGCGATTTATGCAATGCGCGCAATTGCTCTTTTGGCAAATGAAGTTTCTGAAGCATGTCATTCTTTATCTTCTGTATCTTTTCATTGTCCAATTCCATGATTGTTTCGTTGTTTTCATTCTTTAACGCGGATAATAATGTTTCGACATCCAGAGTATCTGCCATTGCTTGCTCCTGTATTATATAATGCTTTTAAAGTTATCTCTATTTCCCTTGTATTGATAATACATTTTTGTTATCTCTGTTTTGTTTCACCTTTTTGTCCGAACGAGGCTGCTTGCTCAAATCTTTTTCGGGATTTGGTATTATCGGTTGCAATAAACGCAGTTCATCCTTCCAATCCAGTAGATTCTGGGCAAAAGGGTCGATAAGAGCAACAGATGCGTCCATATTCCTAATTGTTGATATTATAACAAAATGTTTAATTATTATTGGGAATGATTTATTCGTTTATTTGTCCATTCATCTATTCATCTATTTATTTTTTCATTAATCAGAAAAATTGATTTCATAAAGAACAAAAAACTTTGCAACATACAATGAATATGAGAAAATCAATTATCCTTTTGCTTCCGGCGGTTTGGTTTGTTGTTCACTGGATTGCTCCGCGAATTTACATACCTCTATGTGTTCCCGATGGAATGTATGGGTTCATCCAATCCTTGTTCCTGACCACATCGCCTCACTGTGTTGCTCTGCGCTACGTGGTTTCCATGTCCTGTTTCAATATAAATTATGCATGGATGACCCTAGGCACTACTCTCATGGGTTACATGTCCACGCACTGGGATGTTCAAAAACCGAAGGTGCTGTGACTGAAACATCCATAAATTGAATGAGCTATGCACGTTGCCTCTCTTCTATGGTGTATGTTATGGATTATACTATGTGTTATATGATGTATTTATATATTAGTGTTTTTGTCACTTTTTTTCACAGACTCTCGAAAACATTTCCGAAAAAAGGACAAAAATAAATGTCCAATTTCCTATAATCTTTTTAAGGATCTACACAAAAAAAACGCATTTTTCGTTTTAGAGCATAATGGTCTTATTTTTATTTTTGATTTTTCGGGTCCTTACCAAAACATTTTTTGGGACAAATGACTTAAGCATATTTTCTGTTGCCTATTCAAGCATATTTTAGCAACAAAAAATATGCGAAAATATGCGATTTTTTTTGAGTGTAAAAAATGTGACTATAAATGCTCTACTAATTTTCTATGGAAGCAACACTGTTCAACGCGTAAGCACAATCGGCAACATTCGGCAACGCCCTCCGTTGGCGAAATTTGTGAAAACGTGTGCGAGGCGTGCGGCAAAGCATATAAGCAGCGGTCTGGGTTATGGCGGCACCGAAAAAATTGTAAAGGCGCGAACGACGGACGGAAAAACGAAGTCATTCAGAGCGGACAGAAAGAAAACGAGATAATCCAAACTAACCAGATTATCGCGAAAAATGGTGAAAATGGCGAAAATGGCATCCATGAAGTGAAGAAGGAGAACGATGATTTAAAAAAGTTGATGCAAATGATGCTTTCGGGCTTCGATAAGGACGCAAAGATGAAGGAGGAAATGATGGATCAGATGAAGGAGCAAAGCAAAATAATCCAGGGGATGATACCTCGGATTGGTAACAACAACAATAACAAATTCAATATCAATGTATTTCTCAACGAAAAATGTCGCGATGCCATCAACATGAGCGAGTTTATTGAATCCCTCCAAATCCAGTTGGAGGATCTGAACTATACCAAGACCAATGGTCTGATTGAGGGCGTGAGTTCGATATTTGTCAATGGTCTCAAACAACTGGAAACGTCCAAACGACCGATCCATTGTACGGACATGAAACGCGAAACGTTATATATCAAGGATAATAATGAATGGGATAGAGAGAATGGAAAGGCGAGATTGCGCAGCGCTATTAATGATGTGGCGAATAAACAGCGGAAATCCATATCGGCTTGGGAAAAAGAGCACCCCGAATGGTCCGAAACAGAGAAGGGAAAAGAGGAATATATCCGTTTAGTTCAGTCGGTGATGACGGATGTTTCGAATGGGGCAAACGAGAATAAAATCATCAAAACGATTGCAAAGGAGACGGTGATAGAAAAGGACACGTTGATGGGAAAGGACCCGTTGATTGAAAAGGACCAGATCATGGAAAAGGACCAGATCATGGAAAAGGACACGTTGACAGAAAAGGACGCGCAATAAAATTGAAAGATAATCTATGATAGATACCGAACGCACAAACCATGCGAACGATGAGTGTATTCTGTATGCTGGCGTTTATCCAGTGTTATGGTATCCTAATTACTGTGATAACTTGTTACGCGCTGCATATTGCCTCAACTTATGATATGGAGCAGTTTGCACAAAACGCTTCGGCATTTGCTACCGCGCTAGTGATTCCGTCCTTGCTAATCTGTTTCATCTGGGCACCAATCTTTCTCGTCGAGATGTGGATACGTGAACTTGATAAGCTAGAACGACCTTACTCGTATGATTAATTTGATAAATAACTGTGCAAAAAATCGCGATTGTTTTGGCTGTCTTTGAAACCCTTTTCGTAATAACTCTCGAACGCATGTAAGTTTTTAATGTTCAAAAGTTCGTGATATTCTTCTTTTTGATTTGTTTCCCACATATTTGGTGTGATGTTCAGACACTCTTGGATGTTTTCTGGCGGAAACTTCTGGAACCCACCATCATACAATCTTTTGTTGTTTATTTTTGGCACCTTGCCACTGACAAATGGAATGTGTGAACTTGCTATACAAGAATCGGTTGCCTGTTGTAAAGTGGTTATGTCGCAAATAATGAGTTGTTCGAAACCTGTTTTGATAACCCTTGTTGTTGCGATATTAATTCTCTCTAAATCAAAATCATCTTCCTTATAATTCGTCGTAATCAACTCTTGTATATTGCGCTGTAATTGCTGGATTGAAGAGACGTCGCCATCTCCATCAATCGCGCGATAGTTGCACAAGATGTCTTGGACAACATCGTTGATAGGGCCATTGTATACCATCGGTAATGCGTTCCACGCACCAGCAGAAGCACCGAGAATTTGGAACTCAGAGGTGTCGTAGTTTTCTTGGATATAAGTGACGACCCCCAACATATAAAATCCGGCCAATCCACCTGGAGAGAGGGTAATGAGTTTTTTGTTTGCGGTTCGCTCTAGAAACGTATGCGTGTTTACGAGCGAAACAGGCGTTGTAAGTCCAGCCACACATGTGACCATGTGTATTAACGCAATGATAAACTGATACATCCGTATAATGTATTGTGGTATTAAAAGTATATTCATTAAAGCGTGAACATACTTTTATGGAAAATTATGTGAGCGAGCAAACCGGAATGTCTTGGACATCCCCGAAGTATGATTGGCACATTTGCTGAAGTTTTAGTTTTGTTTTGAGGTCAATAATCACCGCGTTTACGTCCTCCTTCAGTCGCTGCTTGTGCTGACTGACAACAAATGCGGAGGGTTCATTTCCGAAACCTGTTGATAATGTGAGATTGGGATATTGCTTCAAATACTTATGTCCGAAACAATATGGAATCGCTATACCTCTGTATATGTCAGTATTTCCAAGGTATTTACTGACCATATCCTTCATGCTGATGTTTTCTTGAAGCTCAATATCTGCCCCGTAGCGTTTCAACTTCTGTGGTACTGGATCGCTCGACCACCCTAGAAATTTCTTGTGCCCGATTGTGTCGTTCGTTATTTTATTCTTCGTTTGGTTAATCAAGACAGTTGTGATTTCTGCCTGAATAAACATGATATATATGAACGCAACCGTCATGATGAATATGACAAGGACAATGCCTTTTATACTGAGGGACGGGTTTTCAGCAAGAAAACCCATTTCACCAAACATAGTCGCGATACCTGTCACGACCGAACGAAGATAAAAGATGTATTTGCTTTTTTTTGACAATCCAAATTCTTTCGTTCGTTGGAAGTTGATTCGCTTTGGGTCCACAAAGTATAGCAGGGTTCCAAAAACAACGCCCATTACCAAGAGATAAAATATGAGCTTGCTCGTTTTGTATAAGACGACCTTCATATCGTCCCATAATGTGGCATTGTATTCGTGCAAAATTGCGTTCGCATCGATAAGTATAGGTGTCGTGAAATCAATCTTGCTTTCGCGCCATTTTGTATTGATGAATGAACCCACAACCAAGTCGTATTTACCGATTGATACGTCGCGAATGTATAAATTATAGTTTGTGGACGTCTCTGGGCTGAACTCGACAACAAAATTGTATTTATCCTTCAGCGCATCCTCTATCTTCTCCCATACATCCCACGTAAAACCCGAATATGTAGCATTTCCTTTCGCGTCAACCGTTTTTTTAGTGGTTGTCAAACTCTTTCCTAAAATGATAAGAACCTTTACAGTCGGTTTCTCAATGAATGATGCCATTACAGATGCCATTACTATTATATAATATATTTTATAGTGATATTATATAATGATTGAACCAGAACCACTACCTGGACAACATGAACTTTTCGGGTCGTTTATTGGTGGCGACGAACCCGTTGTCGAGTCCCTGATTGGTGGTAAGCGCAAGAGAGCGCGCAAGAGCAAGAGAGCGCGCAAGAGCAAGAAGATTCGCAAGAGCAAGAAGGTGCGCAAGAGCAAGAAGGCGCGCAAGAGCAAGAAGGCGCGCAAGAGCAAGAAACAGCGTGGCGGGGGATGTGGATGTTCGATGAACTAATTTTCGTGATACCACGTTCTTATAAGCACTTCATGTTTGTTCCATGAGCACACTTGAAGATTGCTACAAACGTTGTCCCAGTTCGATGCGTTTAGAGATGGATATTGTTTAGCAGTTTGTGTCGGTGTACAAATGCATACATAAGAGTTTGTGGGAACGTTCCAATGAGTGACTCTGTGGACGTAATGTTCATTTTCTACATTGCCCGCATTAGCAATACCAAGCATTTTTATTAGGAGCAATGACAATGAAAAATACATTTTAAAACAGCAACGCATAGTTGGTTTGTTACGTTGTTTAATGTTTATATCATTTTGTTTTATTCAGAGATGTAATGCACTCCGAGATATCTATCATGAGCGCCGGTGTTAGGCGAGACCAAGCAAGTCCCGAACAATACCGCGAGCACTCTATTGTCGCGATCGTTTCGGGATCGTTCATCTTGAAGCAATGTCCAGATAGTAAGCATAGTATGAAAACCGCAATCTTTAGCATAATTATGTATGTATGATAAAGATAATAATGGCTTTATGTCGTTTTTGTATTACCACGCACCACCGAACATATTGCCGCCACCTTCATTGGCGGCAATCGGCTCCTGTGTCATACCGGGCGTCGCCGCGTCCTGAAGGGGATTTGCCGTATTCTGGTACATTTGATTGAAATCGGGGGACTCTTGCGGCGGCATCGCTTGTTGATTGGGCATGCTAGTGAGCTGCCGGTTGGAAGGAAGAAGCTGGTTCGTATCCATGTGGTCTGCCTGACTCGGCTGATGTTGTCCGGCAAGCGGTTGCGAAACGCGGACGGTCGTTTGCGGTGGCGCTTGGTTTGCGGTGGCAGACTTTCCGTTCCACGCATCAACTGCTCTGTCGAAGAGAATGTTTATCTTGGCTCCAAACTTTGTTTGCATGGTGGAGAGAATAAGGAGTAGCGGAATCAAGAAAGAAACCGAGTTCAGGGGACCATAAACTGCTCCTGTGTAGGTGGGAACGTATCGTATAACGCGATCCAAAAACCATATAGAACCGACCATAAAGATTACCTGACCGAGCGTCTCGGCCACTATTTCTAAACTTCCCTTCGTTTCATCCTCTTCCGGAATGAAATGCTTTATTGCCTTCAATATGAGAAGAATCGGAATGAGCGCAATCACGGCATATTGGAACAAATTGACCAACTCATTTTTGTTGTCTTCGTCAAGTTCAAACATGTATTTAAGAAATCCTTCTTTCTCGATTGGGGTCATTAATTCAGCGTCCATATGATTTATAAAAAGAAATTAAAAAAACCTGGCGTAGATAATAAAATGTTGAGCAGAGCACTTCAACAAATCAAGACAAAGAAATACCAAGAGGGCGAGTATGTCCATGACGAACACCAATATCTCTCCTTAATTAATGATATAATTGAGATTGGAGAGAAAGTGAATGGACGAAACGGTGTGGCGGTGACGGTGTCCGGTAGTGCTATGCATTTCTCTCTTCAAGGTGGAACAATCCCCTTGCTTACGACTAAAAAAGTGGCGGTGAAGACGTGCCTCAAAGAGTTGTTATGGTTTGTCAGTGGCGCGACTGATAATGGGTTGCTTCAAAAACAGAATGTGAAAATATGGAACGGCAACGCATCGCGAGAGTTTTTGGACAGTCGTGGTCTGGACGGTCTCCGTGAAAATGATTTAGGTCCGGTATACGGACATCAGTGGAGACATTTCAACGCCCCCTATCAATCGTGCGATACGGATTATACCGGAAAGGGTGTGGATCAACTCGCGTGGGTGATCGAGCAATTAAGCAACCCACAAAAGCGTTCGTCTCGACGAATCGTCATGTCGGCGTGGAATCCGTGTCAGTTGGATGAGATGGCGCTTCCCCCTTGCCACGTATTGGTTCAATTCAATGTGTTGTCGGGGAATAAACTCTCTTGCAGTCTCTACCAGCGCAGTGGTGACGTAGGTTTAGGTGTGCCGTTCAATATCGCATCTTATAGTTTCCTGACACACTTATTGGCGAAACATTGTGGTCTGGAAGCATACGACTTTAATTATCATTTAGGGAACTGTCATATCTATGACGATCACATCGAACCTTTGCGAACGCAGATGGAGCGTAGGCCGCACAAGTTCCCCACCGTCGTTGTGAAGAACAAATATGATAATATTGCGGACTATGGAGTGGATGATTTCGAAGTGAACGATTATGTGTCTCACGAACCAATTCAAATGAGTATGCGTAAATAATCAGTAAAATATACATCATATTACTTATATTATGAGTGGAGCAGCAGCACTATCAGCGGCGAAACGAAGGCGAGGTGGCTCGGGTGCCCCAGCAAATTCGGCAGCGGCGGCGGCGCCATCTTCCGCACAGGCACAGGCACAGGCACAGGGACAGACGCAGGGTGCACGGGTAACCCCGATACAAATGCTTCAACAGCACAATATTCGCATCGCAAAATTGGAAGCCGCAAATACCAATACAGCAACAGCAACAACAGGGACCAATACCGAAGGCGTGTCGCAAGAACTCATGAAGCGCATGGACATATTGGAAACATCGGTTGCGGACGTAGTTGCTTCGAAAAATAATGGAAATGGAAATGGAAATGGTGAGCAAACACACGCGCTTGCCGTTGAACCCAAAGAAGATTTGGAGTTTTTCCGGAAGAAGACGATTCTTTTAGAGAAGCAGATATCCGAATTAAAACAGATGATGTTGAAGATTCAAACATTTGCCATGGAGACGAGCATGTCTCTCATGAAGTATAAGAACGGCATTGATATCAAGGAACAAGAACCGATTCGTATTGGTGATGGAACCGAAGATGAACCCGAAGATGAACCCGAAGATGAACCCGAAGATGAACCCGAAGATGGAACCATAACTCCCACGAACGAACAGGCAAATGACCATACAGACGATACTACAAAAGATACTCTAGCATAACCAATGTAACAATATTATAAATGAATATATTATAACAAATAATAAAATGAACGGTTTATTCGATGGTAATTATTTGGAATCTCTTGAAATAGATGATAATGTTAAAAAAATACTAATCGACAAAATGAATGAAAGTCTCCCACCAGGGCAAAATATTCAATCCATCGTTTCTGAGACAATTGCTGAAAAGGGGATAAATAACAAAACTAGATGGGTAAAGTGTATCGATACGTGTAAAGATAAACTAACACCATTTATTGATGCCGAACTCAATTCAACTGCTTATATGCTGCGTTTACTATCCAAAAGTATCGTCAGTGTAGAACCGTCAAGCAAACTGGTTATAGATTTTAGATATACTAGTCTCGAGACTATTACAGGTATATGGGAGGAAGATGAAAAGAATATTACCATATCTACAAGTGACGCAGATTCTGGTAGTGAAAAGCGGTTGATAATGGGGTTTGGTCCTAGCGCATCAGGCAAGACATTCTGGACTGAAAAACTTATTGAAATGATAGGGGAAAATGATAAAAGTTTTCCAAAGATTTTCTTGTCAATCGATGGTGGGATTGCGCGGGAGACATCAAATGTGTATCAACGAATAATCGATGAAATCGAAAAGAATAATAACATCGATGGGTTCGCAAATCTTGTTGCTGCTATGGGTGGTTCATCCCTCTTCAAATCGGATACAGTCAAAAAGGCAATAAACAAATACCTAGGTGCGTATGACGAACCTCCAATTAGTTTATATGTTCCGACCACTGCTAGCGGTTTAAATAATCCATATAAAAAATATGTCGACATAACAAAAGACAAAAAGTGGATAGGAGTTTATATATGGCAACACAAGACAAAGTGTCCATATGAGGATGAGTTCAAGTGTGAGACAACTGAAGAATGCGGCAAAACTAGAGAGAAAGAGGAGGGGAAAAAGTTCGGTTCAAAAGCATATGGGAGGTCGAAGAGAAATGGACGCAATTATCTTAGAATTGCACCAGGGGGGCAAATAGACATACATAATTCGGGTAGCAAAGATAGGAAATCAATAGTCACCGAATATGATGTTAGAGAGAAGTATTTATTGAACGATGGACTGGTTCTCAAGCACGGAGGAGTATATAAACGAAAAGGTCGAGAAGAAGTAGGTGATGCTGTGAGTATAGTAGCCAAGTTCAGCGTGGAAAAATATGGTGGAAGGAATACGCGGAGCAAACATACGCGGAGCAAACATACGCGGAGCAAGCATACGCGGAGCAAACATACGCGGAGCAAGCATACGCGGAGCAAACATACGCGGAGCAAGCATACTGGGAGGAAGAAGAAGAGGACACGGAGACAGCGTTTCAATTAATCTCCCTTTGTATGAGTTAAAATGTTCTGTTCAGTTTAGTTATTCAATTAAAATTGATATAAAATATATACGCTAGTCAATATCAATTACCATGAAACTGATATTGAGTGATCCAGATAAAATTTCACAGTTTGCGGCGATTTTCCAGAATCTGAAGGCATTTTCGGAGCATGTTGTAATTTACCTTAGTGAAGAGGGTCTGTACATGCAGGGAATGGAATCAAGTCACTGTAGTTGTTTCGAGAGCCGCTTGACATTCGACTGGTTCAATGATTTTGAATATAATAAAGAAAATGATGTTCCTTCGTTGGGGGTTAATACCTACGTCCTGCAAAGAATTATTGGAACGCGACGTGATGGACAAACCATCGAATTAGAGACAGATTCGAACGGCGACACGCTGAAAATATCCTTCACTGGAGAAAAGGAGGCGGGTGCGAATTGTCTTAATAAGTATTTCGAAATACCAATCATGGATATTGAAGAGCAACTTATGGAGTTGGGCGGTTCTGAGAGCGAGGTTGATTTGGTGATGCCTAGCAAGAAGTTTTGCGAACTCATTACGCAACTCCAAATATTTGACGATAAACTTTCCCTGACATTTACGGAAGAGACGGTAGCGTTTCTCTCTAGTGGTTCAGAGGGTTCGATGAAGGTCAACGTGAGCTTCGACGATGTGGTCGAGTATGCGGTTGCCGAAGACACAACGTTGAAACAATCGTATAGCCTAAAGTTTATTTCGATGATGTGTCTGTTTAGCAAACTCAACGACGAGTTTACGATGGCGTTTAGTAACAACCGCCCAATGGAAGGTCGGTACAAACTCGATGGAGAGAGTTATGTCAAGTTCTACTTGGCGCCCAGAGTGGACGATGACGACGAATACTAATGACGACGAATACTAATGACGACGAATACTAATTATATGTAATGTGTAAGGAATAGGTAAATTTATTATTTGAAAGAGTTAGTATGAAATTTATTTTAGTAACGTTGATATTTTGTGTGACACTTTTTCTATATTTACACGTATATTTTCATATCAAAACAAGCGATGATTTGGAAATATTTGATATTGAGCAACCTTCAAAAGAGAAACTGGAAGAGATATGCGATTTGCGACAGCCGATGAGAATGGAGCTCGCAAATGATACTCTCGAAAATGCTTGCCAACGCTCTAATCTGACGAATACATATCAGTCATTCGATGTCCACATTCGCAATGTAAAGGAACCCACGTCCGATGTCGGTGATTTGTATGTTCCGTTGCGTTGGAAGAACGCGGCGGATGTGATGGAGAATGATACAAAGGGCCAATATATCATCGCCACAAACGCGGGATTTCTAGATGAGTCTGGGTTGTCGAAGACGTATCGCGATGCCGATTCTTTTATCAGACCTTATATGTTGGCATCGTCGCACTACGATTATCTTAGCGGTTCCGTAGGTGCTCACACTCCATTCGCCTACGATATTCACTACCGCAATTATCTTTTTGTTGCGTCGGGTGTTGCCAAAATCAAACTGGCTCCACCTAAGTCATCGAAGTATCTGAGTCCAGTGAAAGATTATCATAATTTCGAGTTTCGTAGTCCAATAGATCCATGGAACGTGCAGGAAGAATATGCTGGGGACTTCGAAAAAATCAAATGCTTGGAGGTTAACGTACGACGAGGACAATTGCTGTTTGTTCCGGCATATTGGTGGTATAGTATCGAGTTTGGAGAGAATACGGTGGTCTCTTCATTCAAGTATGATTCCTTTATGAGCATGGTTTCTACAACAGACCACCACGTGAAACGTTTTCTCCAATCACATAACGTCAAGAGAACACATTTACCGCTTGTGGAAAAAGACGTGGAAAAAGACGTGGAAAAAGACGTGGAAAAGGAGGTGGATAAAGACGTGTATAAAGACGTGGTGAAGAATGTGGATAAAGACGTGTATAAAGACGTGAAAAAAGACGTGGTGAAGAATGTGGATAAAGACGTGGAGAGAAATGAAGAGCAAATAAATGAAGAAGTTAATTCCGACATAACAGAACAAACTAACCATTTGAAAGACAAAACAATAGAAGCCGAATAATCTCAACACTATCTCGCTATTCTACGTGTGTCTGTTTCATCTTCATTCTATTTCGGCGTTGTGGTATTGGATAAAAACACCGCACGATTAATATCATTGCTAAAACCGGCAATAGCATACCGCATATAATGTACAAGGGCATTATTATTGATTATGTAAATATTAGCATTTCTATTTATATGATTTAGTCTGTGGCGTTGTTGGTGGAGAGAAGAGATTCCACTTCATCTACATCTTGGGTCATGTATATGGGTGCTACTGGTGACTGAATTAAGAATATGAAATCGAGCATATATTGAACGAAGTTGCTGCTTACAATGAAGACGCTTTTTTGCAGGTATTGATACGGACATTTCTTTAATTTACCAATGAATGAACTCATGCGGATGCTATACTTTAGAGGGACATACCCAACGCGCGTTGTATCGAAGACGAATGAGAAATCGCGTTTTGCATTATACAAAGTTATCCACTCTTTTAGGAACGCGTCAAATGACGCATCGTTGACTTCATCGGAAAACATAACTTTTACGATGGAACGTGTTTCATATTTTGTGTAATCAAATGTAGCCCACATAATTTGTTTTGTGATTTTATATTATCATATGAATGTAAATTAGGATATTTAATTTAAATATTTGCTAATATTATAATGGCTAAAACACGATATGCTCGCAAGGTTTCGAAGCGTAAAGGGGCGACGAAGCGTAAAGGGGCGACGAAGCGTAAGGGGGCGACGAAGCGTCGCGCTAACACGAAGCGTCGCGGTATGAAGAATAAGCGTCGTGGTGGTAGTTTGCGAAGTTTTATGCGTGGCGTAAGGCGCTTAGGAAACCTTGGGTCCAAAGGTGTGAGTAATGCTGCGAGTGGCGTTGGAAGTGCTACCAGGTATGCTGCGAGTGGCGTTGGAAGTGCTGCGAGTGGCGTTGGAAGTGCTGCCATGTCTGCTGCGAGTGGCGCAGCCAAGTCTGCCGCAAATAAGGCAAACGACGCAATGAAAAATTTTAAAGCTGCTGCGGCAAATTCAGCTTGTATTGGAGTGGACCAAGAACTTGAAGAAGCTGAAAATAAACTATCAAATCTTAATGATAAAATTAAAAGATTAACGGATAACAAAAATGTATGTGACCGACGCATTGTTATTAGAACTACTTAAATCGGATTGACGACGACAATCATCAAGACCATGGGTATCGTGACCTGCCAGGAGATTTGAATTTATAAATAGTCAATAGCATATCAAAGAAATCCGGTATAAACCGCGAATAAGTTATAACAAACATATTAAAGATTATATGCTGGATACTAGCATATGAGTCTGGAAGGAGAGTCAATTGGAATCGATCTAGGAACTACGTATTCGTGTGTGGGGATTTGGCAAAATGATCGGGTAGAGATTATTGCGAATGACCAAGGAAATCGCACCACACCATCATATGTTGCTTTCAACGAGAAGGAGCGTCTTATTGGGGATGCGGCGAAGAACCAGGCATCGGTGAACCCGCATAATACGGTCTTTGACGCAAAGCGCTTGATTGGTAGAAAAGTGGCGGATGCGTCCGTTCAGTCGGATATGAAACACTGGCCGTTCAAGATCGTTCCCGACGCGAGCGACAAACCGCTCATTCAGGTGACCTATCAAAATGAGCTGAAGGATTTCACGCCCGAGGAGATTTCCTCGATGATTCTGGTGAAGATGAAGGAGATTGCGGAGGCCTACTTGGGGAAGGACGTGAAGAATGCGGTGGTGACCGTTCCGGCCTATTTCAACGACTCGCAGCGCCAGGCGACGAAGGACGCGGGTGCGATTGCTGGACTCAACATCTTGCGCATCATCAACGAACCGACTGCGGCAGCAATCGCATATGGTCTCGATAAGAAGGGCGACGATGAGAAGAACGTGCTTATTTTTGACCTGGGTGGAGGCACGTTTGATGTGTCGTTGCTGACGATTGAAGACGGCATCTTCGAGGTGAAGGCGACCGCGGGGGATACGCATTTGGGCGGCGAGGATTTCGATAATCGTATGGTGACGCATTTTGCGACGGAGTTCAAGCGGAAGACTAAGAAGGACATTCACGACAACGAGCGGGCGTTGCGTCGTCTTCGCACCGCGTGCGAGCGCGCCAAGCGAACCCTATCGTCGTCGACGCAGGCACACCTAGAGATTGATTCGCTTTATGATGGGATAGATTTCAACTCGACCATTACGCGTGCGCGGTTCGAGGACATGAACATGGACTACTTCCGGAAGTGTATGGAGCCAGTGGAGAAGGTGCTGCGCGATGCGAAGATTTCGAAGGCGCAGATCCACGAGATTGTCCTGGTGGGCGGTTCGACGCGGATTCCGAAGGTTCAGTCGATGCTGAGCGACTTCTTTGGCGGAAAGGAGGTGTGCAAGTCGATCAATCCCGATGAGGCGGTGGCGTATGGAGCCACGGTACAGGCCGCCATTTTGAGCGGCAACAATGAATCGGAAAAGCTACAGGACGTGCTACTGCTTGATGTGGCGCCGCTGTCGCTTGGGTTGGAAACTGCCGGGGGCGTGATGACCCCGCTTATCAAGCGCAACACGTCTATTCCAGCAAAGAAGAGTCAGACGTTTTCCACCTATTCGGATAATCAACCCGGTGTCCTGATTCAGGTCTATGAGGGAGAGCGCGCCCAAACGAAGGATTGTAATCTGCTCGGCAAGTTCACCCTTGACGGGATTCCACCTATGCCGCGGGGTCAGCCCCAGATTGACGTGGCTTTTGATGTGGATGCGAACGGAATCCTCAACGTGAATGCGGTTGAAAAGTCGACGGGTAAGGAGCAGAAGATTACGATTACGAATGACAAGGGACGACTGAGTCAGGAGGACATTGAGAAGATGGTCGCGGATGCGGAGAAGTTTAAGGAGGAGGACGCGAAGGTGTCCGCGCTTATTGAGGCAAAGAATAAACTCGAGAATTACGTGTATTCCACGGAAAGTATGATGGGCGACGAGAAGATGCAAATGGAAGAAGGGGATAAGGAGACGGTCAAAGCAACTCTTGAAGAGGTGAAGACGTGGCTTTACACCGAACACGATAATGTCTCTGACTACGAGGATAAGCAGAAGGAGGTCGAGGCAGTTCTAATGCCGATTTTCCAAAAGATGGCAGGCAATGCGGGTATGCCCGGAGGCGATGGTATGCCCGGAGGCGATGGTATGCCCATGCCCGATGTTTCACCACCCGAAGCACCCGTGGACGAACCGAGCATAGAGGAAATTGACTAACGATAATTTTGTAATAATTATTATATAACTATATAACTATATAATTAATCTGTGTATAGTTATATGAGCTCGAACAGTGATGTTCATAGTAGGGTAAGTGATATTGTGAATAATGATGGCGCTTACACTGAAGAAGGGCTTTCTATCAATCCTAATAGTAATTTTGTAGTGGTGACATATTGGTGGGGTCGTGGTAATGATAACAGAAATATGGCAAGACCTTGTGCTGATTTTTATGAAGATTACATTAAGAAAGTTAACAAGTTTATGGTGAATTTTATTTATTCTTCGGTTGAAAATGTTAAGATTGAAAACGCCGCTAAAAAAGAGGCAGCAAGAGAAGAAAATAATCAAGAATTAATTGTGCAACTAGAACAAGGCCTTGTTAGTGAAGTAGAAAAAGCAGAGACAAAAATATTTAGCATGTTAGAAGAAAGCAAAGGGAAAAGATTTCCAAGTCTTATGAATTTGGTATTCAAGATGGTAAAACATTATATGGAAAACATATGCGAACATTATAATATTCAACAGAACGCGATTTCTCCTTGTAAGCAGTTATTCCAAAAAGAGAATCCCAACGGCGCAAGCTCTTTATCACAAAATGTGCCGATTTTACCAACGGCCGAGGAGTTATTTGAAAGCGCATTTGAATCTTTCGTTTCTGGGATTTTAAAAAATAAGGACACAATAATAGCACTTAGTAGAGTTCAGAGGGAGTTCAACCAAATTAAATCCGCATTTTTGATACGTCGCGAAGCATCTCTACGTAATGAGACGCATACTGAAGATATCAAAGAACTTGCACGAGTGGAAAATGAAAAAGTTTCTGAAAAACAAAGAGAAAAAACCGGATTGCAGAAAGAGTTAATAACAAATTTGAAACGCAAGGGCGGCGAATTAAATAAGTCAACGTTTGATGAATTGATAGACACGTTCGAACACATATCGCCGGTCAAATTCGAAAGTATGATTGACGAATGGAAAGACTCGTGTAGAAGAAATAACTGTAATTATTTAGCAGTTGAATACAAAGAATTTGCAAGCCCAGGTGGTTATCAACTAGCAATAAACGCAAAACCCAAATTTATTAAAAAGGCATTGGATATTTGCAAGGGTAGGGCAGTTTTATATATTGACGGCGATATGTTAATACAAAATTATCCAGCTATTTTTGATATGAAAGATGTGGATTTTATGGCGCGAGGTTGGTGGATTGACCCCAGGTCTAGTTGGAAGATGACCGAAAGTATTATGTATGACCCTTATAACTTTGAAACGTCGGGGGGAACTATGTTTTTCAATCATACGATTGAATCAAAAAAACTTCTTGAGTTGTGGATAAATACTGCGGAAAAAGAAATCAATGCGGGAAAGGCAGATGACCGCGTATTGTCATTAGTATTTAATACCATGGGTGTCCTTACGTGGATACGAATCCTTCAATTACCGATAGAGTATTTGTGGTTATCGTTAGATTATGATGAACGCATGATGACCGAGGTGTATGATTACGATGAAAACCGGATGAAGACAACCATTCTTATCGAGCACCCTCATTGTCTTACAAGTGAGGATACGGCAACAGGTGCCGGTGCTTCTAATGATAGACAGCCAAAATTTTACGACTTCTTGGAAGATGTATTTCCTTGCTCTGAGACCACACACGAATACATCATGTTCAGAAAACTCATTGAAGAAAGTGGATTTGTGAACAATGGTGTGGTAGATGAATCTTTAACCGAATTTATGGGTTTATCAAATGAAGAGCGATTGATGAAAGAAAATAGTATCAAGGAGTCAATGCTTTTATTGAATCAACAAATCGGTGATCCTACCATTCAATCGAGCGAGAGAGAAAAGTTGAAGCAACAAAGAGAATTGCAAAAGAAGGAGCTCAATAAAACATTGTATTTACCATTTTTCTACTGGTATTATCATTTTATGGGCGATGTTAAATATTTGAATGATGGTAATGCTGATTTATATGACTTGGGATTTGTGGATCCTGATGATGAAGACGGCGAAGATAATACACAGCCATTGTCTATTGTTTCTTACAAGGACAAGTTTGGAAATAAACCGCACCCTAGTGGAGAAGGATTGAGTGTGAATAAGGTTGTGAATATTAATATGAAATACGCAACCGACCCTAATTCCGAAAATGAACTGATATCAAATAGCAATGTTGAAGTAAGCGATGATAACCAGTTCAAAATTATTGTCCCAAATGATGCCACTTACACTACGGATAAATCATTCATAAGATTACTCTTGAAATACTTGAAACAGGACAAAATTATCATCATCGACCCATCGAAACAGCCTGGTTACAATGAAGCATTATCCCGCTCATTGAGGGAGAGATTAGACAATCTTTATGCTAATATTGATTTTGCATTCAGTCCTGACTTGGATGTTACCGTTCGAAGAAGCACGTTCTACAAACCAAAGATTAATATGAATCAACCAATATTATTGAAACCTGATGACCGGCTGATAGATTTCTTGTCCATGCAATTATCGTTAGAAGAATTCTCTCTGTTTTTATACAGAGGGAGTTATGAGTTCATGTCATTAATTCGCGTGGCATATCTAAAGAGTCCAAGAACATCGGAACCTAAAATTGTGGGAGGTTCTATTGGAAATGGGAAATATAACTCTGACGCACTGCTCAAGGGATATGAAGCCACGCTCGAACAACTGTTTGGTGGCGGTAGCAATAGGACAAAATCAAAGAAAACACGAAGAAGACATTACAAGATACGCAAGTCAAGAAAAAAACGAACAAAGAAAAACATTAATTAGCAAGGGCACTAGCAAGGGAGTATATTTATTTGAATTCGGGGTTCCAAGATAATTCTCCATTTATGAATCTACTCAAGAACTCGTCTGGAGAATTGGATTCGGTTCTAATTTTTGTATGTTCAAAATCGATGATCCATATATTTTCATGGTTATCTAGCATGAAATTATATCCAGTGATATCGATGTAATCAATACCTTGTTCGCATAGGAATCTTAGGAAGTTTCGGATGATGTCAATAATGTTGGGAGGAACGCCTCTTATGTCTTCCCCATAAATATTAGATAAGTTATCCCCGTTAATTTTTTCTAATGTAAGACACCTATTCTCTCTATCATACGAAATAATTTTTGGAATGTGAATATTAATACTTGTATTTCCGATTAAAGAATAGCAGAGAGTATGAAGAAGATATTCATTCTGGTTGACGTCGTTTTTGGTAAATGTGTTTGTCATTGTTTGACTTCGAGGATATGGAACAAATATGTTTCAATTTTTTTTGATAAAACAAATAAAATTGATGTAAAAACGAACCACGATAATTATGGGTATATACTATGGCATCGTTCGAACCACAAGATCGTAATTATTCGGCGTGGACGTTTACCGACGGCGACGTGGACTCTAATGCGTTTGATCCAACCCGCGATAAAATGTTGGTGGGCGACACCATCCATTCGGGGTCCATCGAACGCACCTCGAAATATCGACACACCAAGTCCATTCCGGGTATACTCGTATATAACGGCAAAACTTACGGACGGCGCACAGGGCGGATGCTGTATAAGTGCGTGCCCAACGACCGACAGTTGCCCGCGTTTCTCGTCCCGTATGCGCCAAAGGGCACCACGTTCAACAAATCGAAGACGAACAAGTTTGTGCTCTTTCAGTTGGTCGAATGGACCGGTAAACATCCGTTGGGTATGATCACAAACACGCTCGGGGAAGTGAGCGACCTCTCGGTGTTCTACAGCTACCAGTTGTTCTGTAAGGAGATTCACGTGCCCATCCAGCGGTTCACCAAGGCGGCCAACGTGGCGGCGCGCAACCAGCAAACGAGTTCCGATTGGGGGAACCATATGGAAGACCGAACGTCACTTGAGTGCATGACGATCGACCCAGAAGGCTCGGTCGATTTTGACGACGCGTTGAGTGTGGTCGAGAAGGCAGACGGAGGGCACATTGTCAGCGTATATATTTCCAACGTGGCGGCGTGGCTCGATACGCTGGGGTTATGGGAGCATTTCACCGACCGCGTGGCGACCATTTATCTCCCAGATTCGAAACGTCCCATGCTGCCTCCAGTGCTGAGTGATAATTTGTGTAGCCTTGTCGCAGGGGAGCGACGATACGCGGTGGCGATGGACGTTTCGTTGACACCCGAACACACCATTGAGACGGTGGACTTCACGAATTGTGTCATCAACGTGGCGCGCAACTACACGTATGAAGAGAAGGCACTTTTAGCAAAATCTCAGTACCAGGATATTTACACTATAGCGAAGTCGTTGTGTCAGGACGGTATGTATGTGGACGAAATAAAGGATAGTCATGATGTGGTTGCGTATTATATGATCATGATGAACCATCGTGCCGGAAGAATTCTTATGGAATCGAAATGCGGAATATTTCGCGGTGTGTCAATCGTAGATAGAGAGAAATCCCCTGCTGTTAATCCGATTCCTCAAGAGATTAAGCGCATTGTTTCGTTATGGCGAAACACCAAAGGCGATTACGAAACATCGGAAACACACAAGGGACACGATTTGATTGGGAAAGGATTGGACGTGTATGCCCAAGTAACGTCGCCAATACGGCGCGTGGTGGATTTAGTGAATATTATCGAACTACTCAAGATTATGGGTGTTGCTCCGGAAGTCTCCGGGATGCGCGAGTTCGCAAAAATGTGGACGGAAACCCGCATCCACCACATCAATCAATCCATGAAAAATATCGCGCGGGTTCAGAATGATTGTAAACTGTTGGAGAATTGCTCTCGAAAAAATAGTGCACACGAGTATGTTGGATATGTCATCGAAAGAAGTCTGGCGTCGTCCAACCAAATGTCGTCCAACCAAGTATCCTTGTGTAGCCATACCGTCCACCTACCAGAACTCTCTCTTACGACACGTGTAGATACTGAAAAAGAACTGAGATTATATGCGGCACATCGTTTTACACTACATTTGTTTGTGGATGAATCTACCTTGAAACGAAAAGTTCGCCTACAATTTGTTCGTTGAAAAAGATATGTTATTTTTTTCCTAAAAAATGTATTTGACTATAGTATATGAGTTCTGAAAATACAGAGGAAAACGTTGTCGTGTCCGAGGAAGTTAAGGAGGAAGAACCGCTCACTAAGAAACAAAAGAAAAAGGCCAAGGCGCAAGAGGAGGCGGACGCTGCTGCCAAGGCGCAAGAGGAGGCGGACGCTGCTGCCAAGGCGCAAGAGGAGGCGGACGCTGCTGCCAAGGCGCAAGAGGAGGCGGACGCTGCTGCCAAGGCGCAAGAGG